TAAGGACAGGGCTTTGTGGCATCGTTCAACTCCTACACAACCGCAATAGCGGGGAAACCCCTACCGACTAGGTTGCTCATTTGGTAAATGACTACGTCAATTTGACTTTCGTTTCCTCCGAAAAGCGAAGACTGAAGTGCAACAGAAATGATGAATTCTTCTGTAGTGCTTTGCAAGGTGTCAAGGACAGTCCCCCCAGGTGCGTCCAGTATGTCCATCTCATAAGATTCTTGCTCTTGACCAAGCGGGACATCGGCAAAATCTCGCCATTCATAATCAATGCGGGACCGTCTATGAAACGTGATGGTAACTTCCCCTGGTCCGTCCCTCGTGCTTCTTATGATGGCTGGCTTCCAAGGTTTCTGGCTGTTGCCCGTGTTCACAAAAGGAGTCACCACTGCTGCATAGACTGGCAAGCCTGATCCGATAATCTTAAAGAATCTTTCTACGCCTGTATCGTTGGTTGCTTGCACCACTCGCCGCACTGAATCGGGATCTAGTATCACGAAGGTTTCGTTGACACTGTGGGAATCCATGTTCAGTTCGGTTCCAAGTCTTCCTCTCAATAACCTGCTGAGTCGGTAAATGTTGTTCCCTAAATCTGTGCTCGTGACCCATTGGATAATCTCACTTCCAAGCAGGGCAACATTGGCCCCATTCAATACTGCCAAATCATTGGCAGCTGTGCTTGGTGGTGTGCCTGTAAACATGCGAATGTCGATGGTGTGGTCTTGGTCAAAGACCATCCACGAAGGCAAGCCAGTCATGAGAAAGACCCTTCCCAGGTTAGTTGACTTTCAGCAAATCCAACATCTCCTTCGTTCTGTAGCAAGGCGCCTGCTCCGTAGGTAATCCCATCTGGTGATTGCAGGACAGACGATACATCATATGGCCCACCAATGGCATAAGCCACAACGTAAAGACCCGTGTTGTTATCTATGTCACGAAGTGTTGATGTGTCCATAATTATCAGAACCACAGGCGCGGTAGTGAGCAAGCCAGGCTGGGGTTGCAAGCCTACGGCCCCTGGTGAAATGAATCCAGCGTAGACGCTGATGTCTTCCTCGGAAGAATCAATATCCAAAATATTGGGAAGACTCATTGCGACTTGGTTCAGGCGTACATTGATTGGACCTTGATCCGGTGAAGTGATTGTCACGATGTCAGTGGGTTCCAAGGCGAAATATCGTTTCGACAAGGTGAAGGTTTTCTTCGTGCGCTCGAACCAAATGTTGTGGATCAAGACATCGACAATGGAACGGGCTTCCGTGGATGTATAAACAATCGGCATGTCGACAGTTCGTATTTGTTGTGACTCTGTAATCAATCTTCGGGCTTGCACCACTCCAATCTTGAAGTCGGTATCATGGCTGATGAATCGCAAATCCAGACTGGTGGGTAGTTCATTCTCTTGGGTCCGAACTTGCTCAAGTGGTGTGCCTGGCGAACGATCGTTTCTTCTCGCATTCATATCGCCGGATGGAATTGTGGCAACAGGGGCAGCTCCTCTTGGGACAAACTTGATTACGTCATCGGATTCCACAGCATCGAAAAAATAAGCTTGCATGAGAGGTTGCAAGGCTGCACGAACAGGTTGCCTCTTGCTTATGGAATAGCCCCGCACGGTGAATGGTGCCAATAGGGAAACATCAATATCGGAAGCGGTGAGTGAGTCGGATAGCTCCACAATATCAGTCACGACTTGCGCTAGTGATGGTGCCAAAGCCAAGCCACCTTGACCCAGTGGGAATTTCACCAACGCTCCTGGGTTAGAGGACTTAACGCCAACAGCAAATGGCGCACCAGGAAAGGGTTGGAAGTCATCCAAGAAACCGAAATTTGCAATCTCGAATACGGCTTCAAATCCTCCTGACTCTTTGTTGATTCGCTTGGCCTTGATGATTGGTCCTGTTGCTGTACCTACGGCCCACACATCGCCCACGCCTTGATGGTAACGAACCCGCGTCGGACTGTAGGCATCACCATCAATCTTAAAATCAAATTCCCAAATTTTATTTAAGTCTTTGTCCCACTTAGCAATGCGGCCATCGGTAGATAGGGAAAACTCAATCTTCGTATATAACCGTCCCTCTTCTGGATCCCAGGTGATGGAATGCCCAAGATCGCTAAAACTTGCAAGCCCGATTGCGTTGGCAACAATGACGCCATTTTCAAAGATAAACAATAGGCCATTAGAATCCACGGCAGCAATTCCAGTATCCGTGGCGACCCAATCAGCGACAAATGCCCCATTCAATTGATTCCAAGGGGCCAGAGAATCAGCTGGGAGGGGAATGCCAATAGTAACTGTTAAAGTATTCAGCCCATGGAGTTGAATGCCGCTACACGCCCCGTTCGTTATCCCAATGTAAAGTGTCGGGCCAGGCCCAATCTGTGTCGCTCTGAGAGGTATTGAACTTACGTCAACAATGACTTGACCAGGCCAACAGGTAAATGCGTCATTGAATGGAGCGAGCACGGTTTCAAGCACACGGCACGAAGCATCAGTGGCAAGGGCCACAACTTCGCCACCCAATCCATCCGGCGTATTTGTGGCAACCCACATTTTCGGGCCAATGGTCCCAGTGGTGATGGTGCCAAGAAAGTCCACACTGGTCGCTACGAATGCTGGCATGTAAGAAATACCATGTGCTCTGATTACATCGTGTGAACAGATTCTTGTCAGGCCATTATTGCATTGGTACACATCAACCTTGTCTGTTCCTGTGCGTGTTGCCCAAATCAATCCTGTGTCTGGGTCAATAGCCACACGACCCGACCCACCATTAACCGGATCGTCAGCCAATTCAATGACAGGGATGGTTGGATCGCCATTCGCATGGACTTCAAAATGCAGTGTCGGAATTCCATTATTGAATGGTGTTAAATCCAGCTTCCGAATCATGATGTAGGCTGTGCCGCGATAGGCTGGGACATTGCCCACACCTTTGTCAGCCTCAATGGTTGGGTCAGGCTTTTGGTCTGTGGTGCCGAAATAGATTTTTGCGTTGATGCCTTTTGCATGTGGTGGGTTTGCAAAATCGTAAAACAGTTGATCATTGGCCCAGACTCTTCCAATGCCATCAATCGGACCCCTGCATAATTCAATTTGCAAATCAACTTCGTAGCTGAAGGTTATGGATTCTTGTTTTGGGCTTCCACCTTTCCCACCAGCACTCGACGAACTTGACTTGTTCGCAATTTCCCGAATGTCAGAATTCCAAATGATGTTTCCCGCTACTCGCACAGTGCCAAACAACACGGGAATCGGTGTGCCGTATGAACTGACTTGCACTTGCAAATCGCCCAGTTGTGGCCCAATGGCTCTTGGTGGGTCTGGTCCAGAAATAAGTAACGACCCTGCAATCCCTCCAATGGCTAGACCCAATCCAGGCACACCAAAGAAGGCACCGACAACACCGCCACCAATTACTAGACCGAGTCTGGCTTGTTCATCACTCATTCGCTACGCCTCATCCTCTAATCGCATCAATAACAGCTTGTGCTGGTTCACCCAATATTGCTTGGCACGATGCAGCACACTCCATGACACAAGGCACTTCGCCTTTCGGACTTTTTCGTAAAAGATAGGTTCCTCTGGCTGCTGCATCCATGGCGTTTCCATGACATTTACGACAGACAATTTCACTCATTAACATTTGACCCTCCGCATTCTGAATACATGTTCCACTCTTTGCATCCACTCATCGTCCAGGCCGTGCTCTGTGACTTTTTTGAATTGCGCTGAACTGTGCAACACACCAAGGTTCGTCACAATAGCCACATGCCGACAAGGGATTCTTTTTTGATCGTCCATGAATCGCATTAAAAGTAAATCGCCAACCTGCATTTCTGGCTTGGTGATCTTATCGAACAAGCGACACATTTCACTCAACAAAAATCTCTGGTCAGGGTGGTGGGTGTAGTTGCTCGGAATGGGAATGGTTCGGCCTATCTCTTTGGCTACTTCAGCAAACAAGCCAATGCAATCTACGCCAAATTTTGAACGACCCTGGTGCCTGAATTTGGTGTGCATCCATCCACGGGAATGCAAAATAATTTGTTGCACTTCCTCATCGGTCCAGGTGGGTTTACTTCCCGCCTGAGTCTTGGTCAATCTTGGCCGGACTGATTCTAAAGTTTTGGCTGACATAGGGTTCGCCTTGAAAATTATGAGTGTTATTAAATATTGCAAGACAGTCTTCAGGCAATCGTTTGAAGCAACCAAGCTGCACTGAAAATGTATCACCTATGGTCAATTCAAACCACATAGGCAAGACCAGCTGGAAGTTGCCGTTGGCATTCACATACGCTTTCACTTCCATTTGTGCCCCTGCATTCATCCCAGTCAACCATTCCAACAACCCTCCCGAGAAGGAATCATCA